ATTAGTATTGTCTATTACCGAAAGACTTATTGCTTGTAAATGGTTTCTTTTGAAATCCACCAGCTTTAAATCCAGGTTGTTTGTTTTGTGTTGCTTGTGCTTCTTTCTTAGTTAGGATGACAGTGTATCCACCTGTTGGATTACCTTCAATGTCAGTCCCATCAAACGCAGCATAATCGTACCATTCATTATTGATTGACACGTTCATTTTCCATTGCTTTCCCTCAGGAGCTTTTGGAGAATTAGGTGCAACAAATACTGGTTGATTGTCGCCTGGTTTTTTATTTAAGTTAGGAACAAGATTTAAATATATCTTGCTCTTTGGTTGGTCGTTCATCTATACCTCATTTTGAGTTGTGATCTCATCACGCTTACTATTAAATCTTTGCAAGATAGAATTGTAAGTGGATTGATCTTTTATTTTTATCTGATTTAAAAGATCCTTATTAGCACGCCACAGAAAATCTAATTTTGCTGTATGCGGTGCGAATGAAACTTTTTTAATCAGTTCATTAACTACATCAACATCATATCTATTATTGGCTGACGTTGTGTCTTTAGTATTCATAGGTTGTACTGGAATATCTAATTCCTCATACTCTTCTTTACTTGTTAAATCTTCCAAGCAAAGTCCCATGAACGATAAAGCTCGTGTGATTGCAAATGTTTCGGCTATCTCAAGATAACCAGGTTTATCTCTAAACTGTTTAGAGTATCCACTTGCAACAATTCTTTCAGGATCATAACCAAGGATCTCGCATTTCATAATTACATATCTATCTGAATGCTCAACGATCCTACAGTTAATACCAAACTCAGTACCAAATACTTCTCTAAAATATTTAATCTTTGACCAAGCTGATACTGTTTTCTTACCATGCTGATTAATGTATGTGCCATGTGCTGCACACAAATCATTAACTTGTTTTATTTTTTCTTTCATTTTTTACCTTATGTTGTTTTATAATTACAAGTGTAGGCGAATACCTCTTTTGATTTATAGTATATCCCTGTCTTGTTTCTTGCTGTACTGAACCTACTTGTGTGTACGTATGTATGCTTATTAAATAAAGCATCACACAAACGAGGATCAATTCTATCTATATTAGATTCAAATGAATGTGCATTGCCATTCATAAGAATGATTGTCAGTATAATTTTCATTCGCTGATTACATAAATTATAAGAACAAATATTATTAAAATTAAAACTATTTTAATAAACATATCTCTAAATAATTTATCCTCTCGTTTTTTTATTTCACGCATTATAGCATCATGCCTAAATTGTTGTCTAATCTTTTCGTGTTGTTTGTGGTAATAATTTATATCCATATTTCTACACATTGTCCCAAAGACTCGCTGCTTTTCTAACATAGTCATCTTGAATATCTTTCCACATAAAACCTGAAAAGTCTGGTGGTGGTATAATCTTTGCCATTTCAAATGGATTGCCTTTACAAAGATAAACAAGATTCTGTCTGATCTTAGCTTTAATTAAATCTTGTTGAATTAAAAATTCCATGTACTCAGGAGTTAGCAGTTCGCATGTATCTGGAGTAAAGACATTGTAACTATCTTGATTAACATACAAAAGGTGTGGAGTTTTTTTTGTAGCATACCAATAGAAAGCACACTGCTTTAAATGATTAACATCAGGAGTCTTTGGTAAGTATCCTTTGATCCAACTAAAACCAGCTTTAGTATCTGACTTTCTTTTAGATCTATGTTTAGTTTTAAGTTCTATAAATTTATTTTTATTATCTTCGTAATCTATTCTGCCGATCTTTGGCAAAACAATATCTTTAAATTTATGTGAGCAATATCTTTCGCTGGCTGACTCATCTCCTAAGCCAATGTCTTGAACTGCTTTAACAGTTATCTTAATCATATCTGTTAAATAGTTTTTAGTATCTTCGTGTTGTTCTTTATCAGCTTCGTTGTGTGCCTGGTATTTATCATACTCAGTAAGTTCTTCTTTGATGATAGTATCTAAATCTTTTTTCTCATTTAGAATTTTCTTCTCAGCATCAAACATATACTTAGATACAAATCTTTGTGATGCTCTACCAATGGATACACCAGCAGTCATACGATAACTAATGTTCATTAATCTACGATCTTCTTGTGTGAAGTGGCAATATCTAACTAGCCAATCTGAGTCTGATAATGCTTCTTGTGATGGTGAACTGTGGTCCAGATTAAGTTTCTTATAATAACTTAATGCTAAATCCTCATCTATATTTTTAATAGACGAGATACTATTATTCTTTGTTAAATCAATAACCATATATACCTCTCATTGTTTCCGAGCATAATATTTATAATAACCTTTATGTCAATAATAATATTTGACATTAACCAATAAGTTTATATAAGCAAATTAAAACAGAAAGGTAAAAATGAAAACTAAATTTGATAAACAAATAAGAAAACTATTAGCTGCTTATCATAGAGCATTTGATTGGCAAGGAAACAGAAAGAAAGGTAAGAAAAAATGAAGCACAAACTAACGCAATATCAAGAAGATAAGAAATTATCTAATAAAGATATGGCAAAACTATTAGGATTAAAAGGAACTAATCCCACAGTTACTTTGTTGAGGTGGAAAAACTGTCAGCGTATTCCGCATCCAAAGTTTATGAAACAAATAACTAAACTTACAAACATTACTCCAAACAATTTTTATGAGGCATGGTATGAGACACATAAACTATGATAAAGTAATTGTTGAGTGGTTAGACATTAGTTCTGATGGCTGTGATGAAGCGTGGAATACTGAAGAACAATTAAAAGATTTAGTTCCTGCTTTATGTACAACTATTGGCTATCTTTATGAGGATAATAAAGATTGGATAAAAACATTTGCCACATACAGTTTTAATTCTGATCAGACTTTAGACTTTGGAGATTGCGTATGTATTCCAAAAGGCGTTGTTAGATCTATTAGAAAGCTAGAGAACTAATATGATTGATCAAGAACTAACAGTTGAGATTGTTTGCGAGATGTATGAAGAGAAGATCTTGGTATTAAAAAAAGAAATAGATCGGCTTAACGAAGAGGTGCAAGCTCTTAATCTAGAACTTAAAAAAGAAAAAGAAAAACATAGAGAAGATAACTATGATGAACTAGGTTATTGATGTCATTTTTAAATCACAACATTCCTGTATGGAAAGCCAAAGTCAGATTAGAATATTTATACAATAAAGAAAAACACATTGGCGAGGAAGAGCTATGTCTTATTCATTCCATAACAACATTAGAGGGTAGAACTCCATTGTTTAATATTATGCTACCTAATGGTGCTAACTATGCAAGGCTACCGATCACAGCTTTTTTTTCTGATCAGTATCAAAGAAAGGATGTAATAGATTTAGAATTAAAACAAACTGTGTATTGGGATTGCTTATCTTACTATGCTAATGTTATTGAATACAATGCTCTAGCCACATCACAGTGTAAGTTTATTGATCGCTTTAATAAATTACATAGAGCTAACTATTTATTTAGTATTGACTACTGCCAACCTGATATGAACTTATTAAATATAACTTACAGTGAGGTAAGTGCGGAGCATAAACACCACCATATTTTAGAATTGAATAAAGATGATGAGTGGCAAGGCAATTTCGCACTCATGCCAAACAATAAAATATTATTTAACTTACCTAACTTTACAGTTAAAGATCAGATACCAGATTATAAAACTAATATGGATTATCCAAGCGTTGAAACAGATAGTTGGAGTACATCAGATGACGACAGTTTCTATTACAAAATTAAAAACTAATGGCAAGATATAACTATTTCGTAGGTGGCTTTGGAGATTACTATTCCGAGTGGCATAGGAACAAATGCGAGGGTATAGGTTATATTGATATTGATCAGGTATGTATTTGTATTAACAAAGGATGTTGGCAACCACTAGCTATAGTTGAAACTGTGTATGATACAGGTAAAAACTACAACAAATACACAAATGTTGTACAATTCATAGCCAAAGGCTTAAATATACCCTGTTTTTTGCTATACTATAAACCTATTGGTAGTCAGGGTAGCCTAGAGTTTAAGGTTAAGCGTTTATACCCTGTTAAAAGCGATTTAAATGCTATTCCTGAGGAGGTTTGGTATAACACTATGCTACAGTTGCAATTACAGCACAATAAACACTGCAAACATATTAAATAATGCCAAAATATAAGCAACATATTAGAATACCAACTGCTTTATTTGATCATCCTGGCTACAAAGGCTTGGCAGATAGCAGAAAGCCTTATGCTTTAGCGATCATTGTTATGCTTTTAAAGTATGTAAATCAAAAGAAAGGCGAATGCTATCCAAGGTACTCAAAGATCAGAAAAGATCTGGGTTGTAGTAAAAAAACCCTAACAAACTACATGCACTTGCTTTGCACTGCTGGACTGATTAAAATTAGGCGGCTTTCATCAACAAACTTATACACAATTAACCCTATTTTATTGATTAATGAAGTGTACGAGGTACAGGAGGTGGGGAATATGGTACACATCAGTGGCGTACCTAATGCACATATTAATAAAACATATTTAAATAAACATATATTATTAACTAGTAATAAAATGGATAATGATAATAGAATAGATGATATTATAAATAGGTATAAGAATGATAAAAATGTATTGATTAGTACATTGTCTAAATTCTTGCAGACTACCCCACTTGCCGAGCATAACAGACTATTAAATAACCCAACATATAAATGGTACATGAAGTTGGTGTTGGAATATAGACAGCAAGAGTTGCGTCAGAAAAAGCTGTTGCCTGAAACTGTTGCCAAGCAAAGAATAACAGAGGCTTTAAAAAATAACAGTAAGAAGCGAAGCGAGAGATACGTTGCTCGTGTAAAGTATAACAAAGCCAATGGTATAAAACCTTGGGAAAATAAAAAATGATATGGCTATGCTCAGTAAACTTCACATAGAAATATGATATGGGAGGAAGACCAAGCCGAAAGATCTTTTGCATGGGTAAATCTAAGCATAGGAATTATGCTCCATGTTTAGCCAAAGGATATCCAACAGGTAAGTTTGATCATGAGGGTAGGAACATTTATAAATGTAGGTTTCATGGAGGTGGCAATACAGATTACTTTGGATTTAAGGAACGATCAGGCAGAGGTGGTTTTAAAAAGTCTGGCTATGATGATGAAAGTAGGATAACAGTTCTACAAAAACTCAAACAATTTAAAAATGACAGAAGCAAAGCCGAGCAATATTACTACGAAACAATCAAGCCAAAACTTATTAGCAAATCCTACACTAGCCGATACATTCATAGAGCAGATCTACGCAGGAGTGCAAGTATCAGAGCTATTAAAAGCAAACAATCCTTATCAGATCAGTTTGATGAAATTTTACTCCGAGTTAAGAAAGCCAGAGAACAAGGAATTTAAGGAACGATTTGAAGAAGCAAGAAAGATTGGTGTTCAGACACTTGTTGAAAAACTAATTAATATTTACTCATCTACTGATAACATTCCTGATCCTCAAACAATCATGTTTTTAAAAGAAAAAACCAAGTTCTTGCAGTGGTTAGGAGAGCGAATAACTGATCTTTATGGTGTCAAATCCAAAGACATGATTAATAAAGGTACAGTTAATAATAACATAGTCGTATCGT